AATGAGTGCTTCATCTGTGATCTCAACTTCTTTGCCTGGGTAGAATGTGACATTCTGCCCAGTGCCAATCCTCCTAATAAGAGGCTTAAGCCCATGATTGATGATCTTGACCATATTCTAAGACCTCCAATCACTCTAAGCGTTCAAATCTCTTACACTACCGCTGGTGTTCCACCTGTAAGTAATCAATTCCATTGCAGTAATTAATGCAAACTGCTTGGTTAATGATTGTGTTACAGCTAGATTATCATTAGCTACATAGGTTGTTGGTGCTGCAACTCTTAAAGCGAATTGTGGCAAGTCCAACAAGTGTATTCTGGATGTACCACTTGCTTCTTTTGTAACGTGTTGTGATACAAAAATTGGTATTCCATTGTAAGAACCAACTCTGCTGTCGTAGTTTAGACCAGCTTGTCCGAGAACTCCATTTTGTGAAGCTGCTCCACCTTGTGCTGCATCGTAACGTAGGATAGTAGCTGCGCCACCATCTCCACCTTTGGTTAACAGTTGTTGAATGTTCATGTATGTGTCGTGACCTGTTAATAGAATCAAATCTGCGTAGTTTGCTCCATTGGTCATTACACCTTCAATCATGTCATCTAACATTGCAGTTGTAAGTGCTCTGTTACTTCCATCAGCGTGACCTGTGTGACCTGCGTCCATCCAAGCTGCTTCTGTTTGCTTGGTTAGGTTGTACATGTCTCCATCAGTTCTTGTATCTAATGCACCGCCAGATGGATTACAGTAAGCATCTGTAGTAGTTACACGATCAAGAGATTCTAAATTAGCTGCAACAACTGTATCTGCATCTGCTAATAACATCTGATCCATACCGAAAACGTGAGCATCTCCCATTTCTTTTCTCATAAATGCAGCTAATCCTTTTAGACCGTCATCTGCGTCAGATAGTAATTCTGCTTTGGTTGAAATTTCGTAAGGTGTTACGATTTCTTTTAGAGTTGCATTTACTTCTTTTAGAGTTGGTGCAGTTGTGTCTCCGAAATCATCGCCTTCTGCTGTTCCTACTGCAAAGTCTGCGTTACCACCGTTATCTACTGGACGTGTTGTCATAACTCTCCAACCTGATTGTGTCCAAGGTTCTTTCTTTAATAGCTTTGCTACTTCAGACTTGGTGTTAAGCTGGTTGTAAACCTTTGCTCCGTATACAACATTGAAAGCTGCTGCTTGGTTGGCAACAGTGAAATCATTGTCTGCCTTTTCTATGCCGTATCGTTTTGCTATGCCTAGTGTTCCGCCATAGTAGGCGTTTATGTATTCTTCAATTTCCATGTTTAGTTACCTCTCTCTAATGCTTCTAATTCTTCCCATGACTTGTTTACAAGATCATTGAAATCAAATTTTTGTTGTTTAGGAGTCTCAATTTCTTTTGGTGCAGGAGTGTTCTTGCTACCTGAATATACGTTAAATCCGTATTTCTTTAATGTTGCTAAGGATTTTTCTAAAGAATCTTCTTTGGATTTTTTACCGTATCTTTTTTCATCTTCATCCATTTTTTCTTCGTCCATCTTTTCTTCGTCCTCTTCTTCTTCCTCTTCTTCTTCTTCATCCTCTTCAGCTTTCTCTTCCATCATTTTCTTATCTTCTGCCATATCTGCTAGATAAGCCATGACTTCTTTGAGCTTGCCGAGAGTTTGTTCAAGATCCTTGGTAAGTTCATCTTCCTTATTTAGATCTTCTTCTCTAACTGGTTCTTCTAACGCCTCGACTGCTTCAGGAGCCTCTTTAATTTCTTCTACTGGCTCAGATGCTTCCGATTCATGCGTTCCACATGTGCAACTTGACATGACTACTATTTGGAACGGATTATATATAAAGACTTTTTTGATTTCGGAATTAAAAACCTCTAAGGCCACTTGGACCTGTAGATGTTCCCATATCTAGCCTAAACTGCATACCTGATGTAGTGCCTGATCCACCATCTGGTTTTTTGTATCTCATGTCAAACCTACCTGGATTATACCACAACTCTGAACAAAAAGCCCTGTCGTCTCTTACTTCATCTCGATTTGGTATACGTTCTAATCTTCTTACATTAGCTAAACAATTTTCAAACCATACTTTACCTGGTGTTTTCTTTTTAGAAATACTTACTCCTTTTTCTAACATTTGCATTATGTCATTTAAATGATCGTTTGTTTTCTTAAGTGATTCTGTACTTACCGTAGTCATTGTACCTTTACCTAATATATCTGATACTCTTTTACTACTCCACATCTTACAAGACCAGTATCTTGCTTTATACTTAGGACCTGGGTTATCGCAGTTATGTCTTGCCCTAAAGTTTCTACGCCTATCTGGATCATCACGTTTTATGTCTAAATTAGGATCTCCAAACTTAACTTGTACAATGTTTCCTTTGTCATTTTTTACATAAACACCAAATTTCTTTTTACCGTCATTTAATCTAAAAGGTTTGTTTAACTGCACTTTACGACCTTGGTACTCAGCTTTAGCAAGCCTTGAATCATCATGCTCTTCTATTACTTCAAACTCAAATGCTTCAACTGCACCTTCATGTGGTGCATAGTCACCTACCATAAGTACTGGACCGTCTTTGTATGCCATCCAGTGATGTCCTTTAGGTGGCTTTACTTTTAAAGATTTCATGTCTTTTTTAGTTGACTTAGGATGACTAGCAGGCAATAAGTCGTAGTCTGTAGTATACTTAGGATTTGAAGGTCTACCTGAACTTAGTAGTCTTAAGAATGCTTTTACACGACCTAATGCCCACTGGTCTCGGCTACGTACGCTAGGTCTGTGACTGGTAGAGAAAGCACCAGCACCCCTACGGAACACTGCTTTTAGTGCACCCATATTAGCCTTTTTCCCTTTAGCGTTACCTACTTTCTTATTATGTTCTTTAATGTAACCTTCTAATGTTTTAATGTTTGCAGCACTTAATTTTATTCCACCACGTTGACCGCCAGCAGATCCTCTAGGATTCTTGTCACTACCTGTTCTTCTTTCACTAGGCTTTGCTGGTGTCTTTGGGTCATCTTTTGCTTTAACTAAATTTATACTCTTAAGTATGTCATCTAGTATATCTTTAGATTTGCTGTATCTACGTGCTTGTATGGCTCTTTCCTGCCTTACAGCTCCTTCTCTAGTATCATGGCAGCCCAAGACCTTTCTGTCCTTTTTACCAAGTAAACAATATTCTTTGCCCCTACGCTCTATGATTTTCTCAACCATACCTTCTACCTCGTCAAGTGTTACTTGTACTGTAGATTTAGCCATTGCTACTTGTCTAACAGTAGCTTCGGGGTTAGCAGGATTATCTCCTACCCAAGAAACAGACCATAGATCTAGTTCGTTAATTTGATTGTGGCAACTATCTTCATCACAAACTTTCTCCTGATCCATCGCTTCACCCCTAATGCTACTGGCTCCTGTAGAGCCAAACTCTTGAATTTCCTTCCATACTTTATTGTGCATGGATAATTTATCATGTATGCCTACTCTGACTTTTACTTTGCCATCTTTTATTTTGTAAGCTAACGGTAATCCTATTGGTTGTTCTTCATGTCTGTATGAATATACACCATATTTCATGTAAAAATCCATAGAATCTTTTATTGTCTTTGTAGGGATTTTATCATTTTGTTTATCTATTATTGGTGCAGAGATATATGTCTCCATAACTCTTTCATTATACCAATCGGGCCTGTAGACTATCCAACCTGTATCGTTCTCGTTTTCTTTAAAGATAGTGCGTACTGCCACAACCCTATTCTAAGATTATTATTATTAAAGTTTTTCACTACTTCGGAGAGAGACAGACACCTTCATTTCCACTGGAACTTTTATTATATAAGAAAGACTATATCTTATATAGCTAATAAGCCGCCGAATCGTTCTTAAAATTAAAAATAAAAACATGACATATCTTAGAAAAGTTGCAGTGGAAACAAAGGTGTGTGTCTCTATACTGTTGATTTAAATGCTTCAGCTTCTAATCTTTCTGCTAACATCATAGACCAAGTAAGTTTAAAATTAGGTGCATTTTTTACTACAGCCCTTCTAAAATAAGGTCTAGGTTCTATTCCGTTTTTCCTTATATTTTTAGCAATAGAGTTAGCCATAGCTGGCCCATAACCTAATACACGATCAGTCCATTCAATAATACTTTTCATAAATTCCCCCGATCCTGTTTCTGCACTATGTGGCCCAGTACCATATTCAACATGTTGTGCATAAGGCAAACTTGTACCAACATGATATGTAACTAAACCATTTGCTAATTCTCTTTTGCCATCTATTTCTACAGACATCTTAAGTGCTCTGTCAGATCCTAAACCTTGCGGATATGGTTGATTCATTTGTCCAACTACTTCTCCTTTAATATCTAAAGCAGTTTGTTCTATTGCGTCTGCTGTTATTTCCATTATTGCATCAGGCAATAAATTAAAATCATCACGAACGTTAGTAAGATTTGGATCGAAATCCATCGTTATCTTAACCATTACTTGTATTCTAATACGGCTTCTACGCTGTCGTCACCGTACTTCTCTTTCCATTTACGTTTTATGTATTCTTCACCTTTCTTGTAATGATCGTGTTTAACCTTCTGCATTTTCTGCTGTCTTACAATATGTGGGCCTCGTTTCCATTCTATTTCTGATTGACATGCCTGACATAATCCACTTGGCAATACATGCACCGACATTGGCCCTGCTCTACATTTTTTACAACTACCACTCATTTGTTCTCCTTAAGCAAGTACAACCGTCATGATCTTCTCCTTCCCATCCGCAATAACAAGTCATCTTACCATCACCAACACAGTCCTTTGATTTGGATGTAATAAGGCTTTCCCTGTAAGTCTAAAGTTGTATTTAGCTCCTATTGTCTGCTGCAATTCTATAAGATCATCTAAAAACATGCCACCTGCTGGGATCCTGCCACTCAACTCTTGATGTGCTCCACAAGTTCGGTTATCGTTTATAATCTGTAAGTTATACTTAAAACGTTCTTCTAACAAATCTTCTGCTTTTGCATACCCTCTAAATCTACCTTCGTTAAATACATTTAACATCTCTGTACGTGCTATTCTACCTAGCTTCCAAGCTTGTGTATTAGCTACACCTCTTACCTGATTTACCATAGATACCATAGGTACGTTAAGTGCTGCCGCCTCAAAAATCACTTTGTTCATCTCTGTGTTAAGTTCTTGCTCAAAAGCACCTAACGCCAAACCAAGTGGACCACTTGATTGTAAAATTCTAATTTCTTCCAAGTCAAATTCATCACGAGTGTATGACTGTTTACCAAGCCCTGGTGAATCTGCATAAGCAGATCTTGCACCGTTAAGATACGCATCTGTAACGTCATCTTCTATCGCTTCTCGTAACTGCTTAGAAATCATCAGAGTTACCTCTGACACTGCTTCTCTTAGTTCAACTACGTTATCTATGCCTTTAAGACTTTGAAACTCTCTGGTTAAGACAGCTCGGAGGTCTCGTAAAGCTCGGTCAATGTAGAGAGATGCTCGTTTGGCTCCACTTCCTCCAGCGACTCCTCGGAACGCTTTAGAAAGTCCTGCCTTACCTTCTCTGCTGACTTCGGTAGTACTAATTCTCCATCCTCCCCTAAGTCCACATCAATACCTGAATTTTGAAACTGTGTAATGATTTGTGCTTTTAGATTCATGTTGTTTAAGTATTGTGTCTCGTTTCTTTCGTTAATGTCGTTAAACCTAACTGTCCAAGTAGAAATATCCATAAGCTTTAGCAACGGCCTTATCAAGCCTAACTCTACACAACGCTGTGTTTCTCGTATTGTACGATCAAATATAGTAATCTGCTCACCTTCTGAATTAAGTCCACCTACTCCTGACATGTCACCCACCACTAACGGCATAACACCATACGATGCGTTAATGTCATTGTTAATCCTGTCCATGTATGGCAACATCATTAACTCATCAAAGTTAGGCATAATGCTTACAAACTTAGCAGTGTTAGATCCTTCTTGACTGCTAATGATCGGTATAAAGTTAGGATTACGTCTTGTCTCTTCTGCTATGTATTCTCCTAATCTGTTAAGTGAGTCCTCATTGTGACCTGGGATATCTAAGAAACCTTTGGGGGGTCTTTCTAATCGATACACTTTGTTTTGTAAAGATTCAATGGCAAGCGCTGTTTCGATTTTCTTAGAAAGACCTATAATCGGTGACTGTCCATATAATCTTGCAGTAGAACTATACTTGTTAAAATGTATAATCTCGTCCCGTGCAAATGGTATCTGCTCACCATCTATGTCATAAAAGTAAGCCATAGGTACTAACTTTGTGCCTGTGTCCTTGTTGTGTGTACCAGACATAAACTGCCTAGTCAACGGATCAAACATCTTGTCCTCTATAAACTTACCAAAACCATCAACGTAGAATCGCATGTGCTTTGCATCTTCTACCCATAACTCCTTGACTACTTTACCTGTAGTCTCACCATCATTGTCAAGCATCCTGTCATACACAACACTTACCCAACAATCATCAAAGATCTCAAGCTGTCTAATGACTGCCTTAAAAAACTCCATGCCAGTAATGTCTGCATGCCCATTCGTAGGATCATGTAATACTCTGTTTAGTGCAGCCTTCTCTTCAGGATTGCCTGAGCCTAACTCAATAAACTCCCACTCCTTAGCTACTGCTTGACTAGCTATCCTAGTTATTACAGTACGTAAGTGTGAATACCTGTCTGCTAATATCTCTAAATAGTTTTGATCAACAGGCGGTAAGATAGCCTCTTTGTATGCAAGATCAGAACTTACACCTGAATACACAGGTGTCCTTGCATCTTTTATCATATTCTTTTCTAAGTAATCTTGTATTCCTGACTTCCTAATTGGAGCAGGTCTGCTACGGAATCTATCGAGTAAGCCCACTTGTTATCTTCTCCAATCTAGCGTTTATCTTTTTAAGTTTATCTTTGTTTACGGAATCTATGCTCCTTTTTAGTTTACGTGACCAAGAATGTCCTGCATCGCCGCCCATACGCTTCCACATAATGTAGCCTTTACTAGGACGTTTTTTATTATCAAAATTTTGACCTTGTGGATCTACTTTCTCATGTCTCCTGTAGTAAGTGTGTATCTTAATTGCAATAGGGTGGGTGACTTCTGTTTTGTTTATCAACATCTTGTTAATCATAGCAGTTACAGATCCACCACCGTAGCCAAACTCCTTGTATAACTTTCGACCTAGCATAGCCTCCTTCTTTACACCGCCAGGTATACTATATTTCATTGCCGACTACCGTGTCTATATATGATTCTTTTATTGCTAGGCTCTTCAACGTATTTACGTAACACTGGCTCTAGTAATCGTGCTGTACTCATGTTTTTTTCTTTGGCTATAATCTGAACTTTCTTCTTAGTTTCGTTAGTGATTCCAAATAATTCTAATCGAGTTCTACCCATATGTATATGGGAACGTCAGTATATATACGGATATTTATACTTACCTATCTATTGCAGAAAGTAAAGGTCTGTCTATTATAGAGTTACCAAATACTACTAGTGCAGACGGAAATGGTGCGCTACCACTGCCATCTCCAAAACTTAGTCTGCCTTTGATCAATATAATCTCTGCCGCATTCATACAATGCTGATGCCAGTATGATGTGTCTGTTCTTGCTGGTATAAGGCATACTACTGTTGTGTTTGGTTTCTCAGCTTCTCTATGTGCCTTGGCAATCCAATCTTTTATTTCTCTACCATACGGAGGATTCATAAAAACTGTATGTCCTTCCCATGATTTTGACAAACCATCATCTTCTTGAGTATAGTAAGTATCACACTTTGCCGTATCTTTTGTACAACAAGGATCTAATGTAAAATTGTATATTTTATTTATTTTGTTGTAAAATTTTTGCGGTGTTGCCCATTCGTTAGTTGCTGAACTAAATAGCCCTTTCAATTCACTTTGTGTTAAGCTCATACGTGTTTATAAACTGCGTGTATATATACTTATGCAAAGTAATCCCACTTTGTGTAGTTTAGCTTGCGCTTATGATCGTCATGTATAGCTAACTCACACATCCACAAAGCCATCACCGCATCAGGTGTGTGACCCTCAAGCCTTCCGTTCTTACCGTAAATTAGCCTGCTAAGACCGTCAACTAACTTACGTGTACCTGGTCTGCTACCTTCTGTCGCTTCTTTATTCCAAGGTATTGCATACTTCTCTTGCTCCATCTTAAGTGCTATAAGTGGAATCCCAACATCATGCCTGTGCTTCTCTCTGCCTGTATTGTGCCCTACTACTGGCAACCCTGCCAAGTCTGCTGCTGCATGCACTACAAGTCTCTGATAACCATTAGACTCTACCATAATCTTACTTGGATTAAACCTCTCTGCTAACTCCTTCATACTTACTACTTGGGCCTCTAGCCAACCCTGACCCTTTGCATATATCTTACCTGACCAAGCATACAATACTCTACGCTCTTGTGTGTTCTTGTTATATCCCATAATCACATACGCAGTCTCGTCATTCTTACTGTCCATACCTACCGCAAGATCAACACCCATGTAAGTGTCCCAATCCTCATTATCTGGCGCAGTGCCCATCTCCAAACCCTTGTCCAAACAAGCATTGAGTATCTCGTAAGGTATAACTGCACTTTCTGGGTCCAACGGATTTAACATATACTCAGACTCAAACGCCCTACTTCCCATTGTTTCTTTCTCATCCATTAACCTGTCGTACGTCCAATACTCAGGCCATCTAGGCGTGTCATCGTTAAGCAATGCAGGATGTCTTACTGTGTCCCACATCTTATTTTGCTCTACCCAATCTGTAGCATCTCCTACTCTCTTCTGCGTTCCTATCAATAACATCTTAGCTTCAGGAAGTCTCATTGGCATCACAACTCTACGAATGTAATGTATGACCTTCTCGTCACTAAGGTTTGGAAACTCCTGCAAAACGTCATCCAGAATAATCATGTGTACGTGAGGACCCTCAAGTGCCTTACCAATACTTGCTGCATGAACCCTAGATCCATTATTGAAATACTTAGCACCCTTACGCCATACTGCTTTCCTGTCATCTGTAGATCTTACATAACCTTCAAGCCTCCAAGAACGCTTACACAATTCTTCAAACTGTTCTAACTTGTCCCACGCCTGTTCCAATGTCGCTGAAATATAAAGCGCTCTAAAGTTCTTAAAAGTCGCCATGTGGTAAGCAAGTACTGCAAGGCTCCAGCTAGTCTTTAAATGCCCTCTAGCGCACATTATGGCGGTGTGAGTGCCTTTGTTAAACAACTCTTCCCACTCTCTATGCATATCTCCAAGAGGTACAAAATCGGTAGGCTCCTGATCCATATAGCTCTGTAAAATAGATTCTGCAAACTCACCCATCGTAAGTGGCTTCTCGGATGCTAAATCCAAAGCACTAGCAACTAACCTGGTTATGTCATTTTGATCTGCTTTGTACATCCCTTTTTTTTACTTCCTTGTGATTTACAGTTACAACCATGTCTTTAACACCTTGTTCTTCATAATACAACCAATCTGCAATATCATACAAATTATCACTTTCATAAACAACTACACCTTCTCTAAATATTCTGATCATAACAACATCTTCTCCGTAAAAGGGGCCTCATTAGCACTCACGAATCTAACTTCCAAAGGATAAAACATAGCTTTTTTCTTTAAACTGTCCATACTTTCTGTCTGATACACCTCATACACAATACCTGTGTCTGCATCAATCACATCTGCACGTAATCCACTGTCATCAAATATCGCTTCAGTGTAAAACTCATGCCCCCACTTCTTTAACTGAAAGCAGATCTCAAACTTTCTACTTACATGCTCTATAGTTTCACTCTCGCTCCACCTCATTACGTTCCTATGTCTGTTTGACATGCGCAATAACCTGCTTACTTCATTTCTCTTTTTCTGTATACTCATATATCATCCTTGCTACTTTGTATGCGACTTGGGGGACGACTGCGTTTCCGAGGGCTTTAAGTCTGTCCACCCTATTGGAAATCCCATGAGCCACTCTACCCACGTCGGGTTCAACGAACCACTGCTCTGCGCCCTTATTGCATCGGGTAACGTATTCCTCTCGGTCCTGCCCTTTGCTTTTAACGTCTCTGGTTTTCTTGCTCCTTTGTAGTCTCTTCTTGTCGGTGTTGGCCACATTTCTTGCATCGCCACTTCGGTGTTTAGATTTCTTCCTATTCTTTTGAATTGACTTTCCGTTGCGTGATTTTTGCTGTCCGCTACTGTCGGTGTCGGCCATTTTAACACTACTTGTTCTCGAAGATTGCTTGATCTTGCTCTCTTTCCTTTGAGACTCTGCTTGTAAGCTCCTGATATTCCCGCTTCTAAGTGATCCATTGTGTTTGGAGTAGCCCACAATAAAGACTCTTGCTCTTTTGTGCGGCGCTCCAACGCCACCTGGTCCTCCCGCTGGAAACACGTCCCAGACAACATCATACCCGCTTTTGGCCAAGTCCCTGAGTACTCCTGCAAACGCCCGTCCAGAGTTTGCTGATAAGAGTCCTGGGACATTCTCAGCCACAACCCATCTTGGCCTAAGGTCGCAAATGAGTCTGTAGAACTCATCCCAAAGCCACCTTTCATCATCAACTCCACTACGTTTTCCTGCAAGCGAGACTGGTTGACAGGGGAATCCTCCGCATAAAATGTCAACTGGCTCAAGTTCTTCTCCTTTGACTTTAAAGATGTCTCTATATCTTTTTGAATTTGGCCATTGCGCTTTAAGTATCTCTCGACAGTAGTCATCTATTTCAACCTGCCAAGCACATTCGAACCCTGCCATATCCATACCAAGATCAATACCGCCAATACCACTAA